TTATGGCATCTTTAACGGTAATTAATCCTATGTTAAAGATGATAAGTTTGCTGGGCAATAAGACAACAGGATGCGGTGTTGGTCGAGGTCAATTTATGGCATCATTAACAAACTTCAATTCTGCTAAAGATCAGGATTCATGTAATACAGATGTAGAAAAACACTTGCTATTGCGTCAGGCAAGAATGAGTTTGCTAGAAGAAGATAAGATTGCATTAAGATTGACTGTACCATGGAATCCAATATTACATGCAGGAAAAATGATTGAAGTAAATATGGTTCATAAAGCATCAGGCGAATTTGATAACTATGGTACTGGTCTGTATTTAATACATAGTTTAACACACAACATAAAGTCTGGTGGTTATGGCACAACTACAATGGATTGTGTTTCTAAGAGTGTCGGTGGAGGTATTGTTTAATGGTTGCTTATCCTAATGAAGGTAAGATTGTCTACGGTATAGTTGTTGGTGGTAATGAAAGTGATCCTGATCCAACACAGTCTGGTGGCGCAAGAATATATTTGCCGACTGAGTACGGTAAAGACGTTGACTTTAAGCACTTGCCTTTTGCCAGAAATCTTTCTCAAGGCACACAAACGGGCATCACATCATTTAATCCACCGCCAGAGCATGGCGCCGCTGTTATGTGTATGAAGATGCCTGGACATGCTGGCACAGGACATTTAACTGTTCTTGGCGCCGTTCCTAATGATATCAATAAAGATTCCACAATACCAGGAAATAGCAGCGAACCATTTAGTGGAATTTTACGTAAAGTTTTTGAAACAAAAACAAAAATTCGTATTCCGCCTAATATTGGTTCCGGTGCTGCTGGTTCAAAGCCACCAAAAGAAAAGGGCGATTATCATTCACACGATTTGGTAAAATTTTTGCCGTCAACAGGTACTCTATGGCCTATGAACGGGCTAAAGATTCCTCAAGTAACAAATATTTCTACGGCAACACAAGCATTTTCTAGTATTCTTACTGGCGACTTGCTAAGTAAATTGCCAGGTATGAATATGACGCTCGGCTCTCTTTTAAATAATATGCCTGCCGCATTGAAAGACGAGCTATTCAAGAATATTCCACCAGAAATTGGCGGTGCTATAAATTCTATGTCTAATCTTATGCAGTCCATGGAAATAAACGAAGGTGGTGGTTTTAATACTGCAACAAAGATTAATCCGGATGTGTTTTTTCAAAATGCAGCAAATGTACTAGCAGATGCGCGAACAATATATGATATGGTTGGTGCATTCCAGCAATTGCAATATGACACATCATTGTTTGGTCTAGAGAGCTTACCACCAGTATCATTTACAATGACCGGTGGTCCATTCGGTGACATTCCCATGCAGATCGACGCTCTCGGCAATATTACCAGTCTTGTGCCAGAGGGTGTTCAAAAACTAGCAGATGCTTTTTCATCACTCATGTCTAACGGCGCTCAGTTCCCTGGTGTATTTCCTGGTGCTAATATGTTTGGCGGATCAGCGGGCGTGATGAATGAAATGTTTAATAGATTACCAACAGGCGAGTTGACAAAGGCTGTAACACAGATGCAAAAGAATGTTGCTCCAGGAACAAAACAAAGAGACAACCTAACAAAAGTTCTGGAAACTGGCATGAAGGGCGCAAAGTTTTCTTTAAATTTTGTAAAGAGTTTATGATAAAGGTATAAATTATGGTAGAAACAAGCGGAACATTTGCATATAAAGAAAATCAAGAAAAGACACCTAAGTCTTGGAAAGGTCCGCCAGACGCCAGAGGCATTAAGGGTGCTGGTACATATCCAAATTACCACTCTCAGAAGACACGTTCTGGTCACACATTTACAATGGACGATAGTGAAGGTGCTGAGAGCATTACATTGCAGCATCGTTCCGGTTCAATGGTACAGTTTTTACCAGACGGGGCTATTCAGTTTGTTTCACATAATGGACAATATACATTTGTTTTCGGTGAAAACAGAGTACAGATCACAGGCGCATATGATGTTACTGTCAAGGGTGATTGTTCTTTGAGTGTTGACGGCGATTATAATATGACTGTGCAAGGTAATCATAATACCGTAGTAAATGGTGATATGAATATTACAGCAAAGAATATGAATTCTGTCATTCGAGGTAATATAGACACTTCAGCAAAGAATATGTCAACTAAAATTGAAGGCTCTACGTCTATAGAAACGGAAGGACTAACAACGATTTCATCTGATGGAGGTGTTGCGATTGCTTCTTCTGGCGCACCAGCAACAATAATTTCAAAAGGTGATCTCGGCATTGCGACTACAGGAAAGCTTATGCTTCATGCTGGCGGTGCAGCACATATCAAAACTGATACAAATATGTTTATGTCTTCTGGCGGTACATTCCAAATGAAAGGTTTCGGTCAGATGGCTCTAGATGGCGGCAGTGAAATTCATCTTAATTCTGGTATTGCTGGTGAAGCTGATAGCATGGAAATTAACATGCCGGTTCCTACTAATCCAAATCCAGTAGCTGGCGGCCCAAGATAAGGTAGCATAAATACTCACATGGTAAACATTATCTCAAGAAAAAACGATTATTCAGACCTGGATCTTGATTTCATGCCACATCCTACGACAAAGGATGTCATGAAAAAGACAGGTATTGAAGCAATTAAAAGATCAGTTCGCAATCTTCTTTTGACCAATTTTTACGACAGACCTTTTCAATCTCAGATTGGATCGAACGCATTAAAACTTTTGTTTGACAATGCATCTCCAATCACGGCAAACTTTCTAACAAATGCCATTCGTGAGACATTAAATAACTTTGAACCAAGAATTAGAATAGATCGTTTAGAAGTCAATTTTGATTTTGACAATAATGGATATAATGTAAGACTATTCTTTGTGGTATTAAACAGAAACGAACCAGCAGCTATAACTTTATTTCTAGAGCGCATTAGATGAGTACATCAAACACTTCACTAAGAATTGCAGAACTTGATTTCGATTCAATCAAGAATAATCTAAAGAACTATCTTCGCAGTCAGTCTGAATTCCAAGACTTTGACTTTGAAGGTTCTGGTATGTCAGTTCTTATTGACTTGCTGGCCTACAATACTCACTATATGGGTTATTATCTCAATATGGTTGGTAACGAGTCCTTCATGGATACAGCACAGCTTAGAGAGTCCATGGTGTCTATCGCAAAGCTTATGAACTATGTTCCAAAGAGCAGCCGCGGCGCAGAAACAAAAATCAATGTAACAATTACACCTGCACCTGGTTCAGAAGACACAACTGCACAAGCAGTTACGCTAGACAAATTTACTAGACTTTTAGGTGCTGATGTTAATGGCATCAACTATCCATTTGTTACTCTTTATTCAAACACAGTATCAAAAACGAGCGGCACGTTTAACTTTGCAAATGTCGTTATTAGACAAGGTGAAGTCGTTACTCGCCAATATGAAATGGATGCTCAGAATACCCGCCGCAGATTTAAGATTCCATCTGCAAATGTAGATACCTCAACATTGCTTGTTTCGGTACAAGAATCAAGAACAAATACTTACATTACAGTCTATAATCAATATGATGACATCACATTAGTGCAGGGCAATACTGCCGCATATTTCATTGAAGAAGATACAGATTCTAATTATATCGTACAGTTTGGTGACAATATTATTGGTAAAACACCAAAGATTGGTTCTATCATCAATCTAACTTATCTTGATAACGTAGGTTCTGTGGCCAATGCAATCAATGCGTTCTCATTTGTCGATAGAATTGGTGGTAAATACAGCAGTAACGTAATCGTTCAGTCTGCTACACCCTCTTATGGCGCAGAAGATAAAGAAACGATTGAACAGATTCGATTCCGTGCACCATATCACTACACAGTTCAGAACCGCGCTGTGACCAAGAATGACTATGAAACCATAATTACCAGAGACTTTCCATTTATTGATGCAGTCTCTTGTTGGGGTGGCGAAGATAATGATCCAGTTGTTTATGGTAAAATTTATCTATCTCTAAAGCCAAGAACAAACTTCGTTCTTACCACACTACAAAAGGAACAAATCAAAGAGAATTTGATTCGTTCTAGAAATGTCATGACAATTATTCCAGAAATTGTTGATCCTGACTTTGAATACGTTACGATGAGTGGCCGCGTTACATATAATCCAAGCAAAACTTCGCGTACAGCCGATGAAATATTAACATTGATTAAAGCTGCCATCTCGGATTATAATGATGCCGAACTTAAGCGTTTTGATTCTACTTTCCGTAAGTCAAAGCTTCAGAATTACATTGAAAATGCAGAGCGTTCTATCACAGGTTCAGATATTCAGGTATACCTACAAAAGCGTCAGATATTGAACCTAGGCCGCACAGAAAACGTAAGAGTAAACTTCAATCTACCATTACGCAAAGGTGATTATATTTCAAAGTTATATACATTCCCAGAAGCTAATGTTTTTGATCTGTCCAATACATTAAGAAAGATATTCGTTGAAGAAGTGCCAGAGTCATTTACTGGCGTTGAAGAAATTCTTGTAGAAAATCCTGGTATAAACTATACTTCTCCTCCAATCATAAACATCAGAGGTGATGGTATCGGCGCTTCTGCTTTTGCAACACTTGTTAATGGTAAAATCTCGAGGATTACTGTCACAAATAAAGGTTCTAACTATACTCGCGCAAACATCAGCATTGATGGCGGCGGTGGTTCAGAAGCGGCTGCAACGGCAGTTCTAGAGGCTAGAACAGGCACTCTCAGAACATTTTACTTTGAAAATAACGGTGAAAAGATTGTTGTTAATCCAACAGCAGGAACTATTGATTACAACACAGGTCAAATCTTCTTAGAATCATTCAACGTTCAGTCATTGATACCTAATGATTTTTATCCTGCTGATGTTCTAACGTTTAACATTCCTGCACAAAATGAAATTATTCCTCCTCTCAGAAACAGAATAATTAGTATTGACGAAGGTGATCCTTTTGCCATCCAACTTAGAGTAGAAGCGGAATAATGGCCAATACAAACGTAGGCATTTCAAATTTTATTACATCTCAAGCGCCATTCTTTGTTAGGAATGATCATCCTACCTTTATCAAGTTTATTGAAGCGTACTATCAATATCTTGAACAAGAGGGTAAGACAATTGAGAGAGCAAAAGGATTTCGTGATGCCTTAGATCCAGACAAGACAATTGATTTATATTCTGAAAAACTATATAATCAATTTCTTAGTTTATTACCAGAAAAAACTATTGCCGATAAATCTTTACTTATTAAGCACATCAAAGACTTCTACCGCGCCC